CCGGGTCTCGGTCAGAGGGCCGAATGTCCCGCCGCCGCAGTAGTCGTCGATCCGCCGGCTGGCGGCCTCCAGGATGCGCCGGATCGAGGTCGCGTCAGACGTCCAGCCGGACGAGTAGCTCGTCCCGGCGAGATAGTCGCGGAGGTCGTCAGCGGTCGCGTAGGTATGTCGGGTCGCCACCTACTTGTTCTCCTCGGTCTCGGCCTGCTTCGTCTTCGGTTGGGCCGCCAGCTTCTCGAAATAGTCCGGGTACTTCTTGAGAAGCTCTGCCGGGACATCGTACGTCTGCCCCAACTCGTACACTTCTCCGGTAGCACCGAACGTAACATTGACCAGGCTTTTCGCCTTGGGCATAAAATCCTCCTAGACCGGGCGCGGAGCCGAAGCCCCGCGCCCCTACCCCTAACCGCCCTATGCGGCTCTGGAAATCTTGAACGCTGCTGCTAGTCCGACCTGACCGTCACCCCGCCGTGAAGCGAAGAAGCCTACCTGGTCGTTCTCCATGTAGAGGCTGTCATTCCGGCGGATGGTGAAGCCCACCCGGTCGAAGATGTAATACTGCCGGAAGTCTCCGAAGATGGCGATCTTCTCGGTCGACGTAATCGTCGCGCCCAGTCCGCTCACGACGTCAGTGTCGACCACTGGCCTGCCGAGGATGAAGGCCGACGGCGCGGCGGTGATATTCTCAACGCCAGTGACGCCGTTCCCGGTTACCTGAATCTGGTTAATCAGCGAGTTGATCGCCGACTTCATGACCCAGGTCGAGTTCGCCCGGTGCTGCGCCTCAAGCGCGTAGAACGTGCCGATAAGGTCGGCGACGACCACTGAGGTCGACCCGGCCATCGTGTAGAACGCCACGTCGGAATTGGACATGATCCCTGCGTACTGCGTGGTGTTGTTACCGCTGATGATGCCCACGTCCTCAAACCGACCAGCCGACTCTTGGAATATCTGGGTCAGCAACGCGGGCAGGTTGATCGCGGAGTCCTCCAGTAGCTCCCGCGTCACCTTGACCAGCCCGCCGGACTTCTCCAGCGAGAAGGCGACCTGCCCAACCGTGGGCGTCTGGTCGCTGTACGCGGCCTCCTCGGCTATCGCGGCCCATGTCGCGCTGCCCATCGTCGGGACATAGCCGTCCTTGGACGACACGCGGATCACGGTGCACAAAGGCCTAAGCTGGGAACCCGGCACTCCCGGATCGTGGATGGTCTGGGAGATGAACTGCTCAGGAACGAAGAATCCGCCCTCGGCGTCCGTCTCTTCTTGCATGGCCTTGACTTCGTCCGCGCTGGCGGTCTTCCAGAACACGTCGTCGCTCGGTGAGCGGAGCCACTTCACGAACGTATCGGTCTGGAACCGGGCCTCGTCCTTCTGGGTCTGCCCCATCTGCTCCTGCACCCATAACGGCTGCGCCATTGCGGGCATCCCCTTGACCCAACTGGACGGCTTATAGGACGCCTTGTTGATCGCGCCGGTGTCGTTCACGTCATATACCGAGACGTCCTTGTCCGCTATCGGGACATGGTTGACGGGACGAGCGAACTCGCCCTGGAGAATCTTCAGCTGCGACGCTGCCTGGTCGATCTTGTCGGCCTCGATCATCTTGGTCTGGGCGTCCGCGAGCATCCCCTCAAACTGCTCGACGTTCCCGTCGGTGAGGGCTGATTCCGCCTTGCCCAGGATGGCGTTGGCCTCTCTGCGAAGCTCTTGCGTGTTCAATTCAAAACTCCTTCTGATGTATTCCGTGTAGGGCTAACTTTGTGCGTCCTAAACGCAGCATCCGCTCCGCCGTGTCCAAGGCGGCCCTGGGGGCCGTGTCGGAGGCAGCCGAGTCCGTTGCGTCGTCGTCGTCCGGCGTATCTTCGTCGCCGGTTTCATCGTCATCGTTGCCGGTTGCAGGCTCAAACTTGATGCCGTCGTGATCCTCGCAAAATGCGCGGGCCTCGTCCTCAGTCCATTCGTCGACCGGTAGATGGTAGGACGCGATGTCCCAGTCCCCGGTCTCCACCTCCCTGCCGTACAGCACCTGCACCGGCTTGTCGTCGATGGTCTCGTCGGCGGTGCGGAACCGGTCGAAATCCTCCGGCTCCCGTATCCGGCAGGCGTGGAAATCGGGAAAAGGCTTGGAGTGATCGGGCGGCTCCGCAGACCGAAGTTCGGAGGGCTTGCGGCCCGCCTCGCGGAGATGCCGTGCGAGGTGATTGTAGACCCCGCGCCGGTCGGTCTCCGGTATCGACGTCCTGCGGGCGTTGAGGTTCGCCATAGCGGTCGTGATAGCCCGGACGTTAGCTGGCCCTCCTCGGCCATTCCGACCGATATGATGATGAAGGTACTTATAGCTCGACTTGAGTTCCGGATCGCCATCGGTATCTACCCAAGCGTGAGACGCCCGGAGGGTCGCTGCTCCGCCTTTGATTCGGCCCCTCATTAGGTTGCCGTCCCAGGCGTCCTCGACCCATGCCGTCAGGTGGGACGGGATGGCACCCTTCTCCTCCGTTACCGGCGAGGACTTAGCCGCTACTGTCGAGGTCGATGGTGACGACCCGCGGATCACCGATGAGACCTCGACCCAGTCGAGGTTGGCTATGCGCCGGATCACGGTCGAGACGTCACTGCCCTCCTGGGTAACGTCGGACTCCTTCGGGATGTTGAACCCGATCGACCACTCACGGACGTAGTCGCCCGCGACGTTGCTGAAGGCGTCCCGGCCCGCCTCGGTCTCCATGTTCATCTGCATCCGCGTAAACAGCCGGTACTCATCGCCTTCGATGAGCCGGGGCTGGGCGAAGATAACCTTGCCGACGAGCTTGCCCTGGTCGTGACCGGAGAGGACGGGGATCGGGAGGTTGTCCGCGATCGAGGCGTTGAAGGCCGTCGGCTCTACGATGTCGCCGTCGGCGTCGATCACGCCCATCGTGTTCGTGTAAGCCTCGACGATCCCCTCGGCCTCGTCGACGGCCTTCGCGCTGGAGATCATGGTCTTGCGAATCATACGGTCACCTCCGGCTTATAGCCCCGCGGCATCGGCATCCAGTTGAGCGTCCCGTTCGGATGGTCGTCTATAAGCTGGGCGTCCTCCAGGCTGTAGACCTGACCGTGACGCTCCGCGCACGTCCGCCCGTAACGGTCGCCAGGGTCGATATAGTTGTCGTCCGGGTCGCCGTCGACGTCGTCCGCCTGGACGTAGAACAGGTCTTGCTCCCGGTAGAACCCGATCGTCGTCTGGTTTTGCGTCCTCATTACTTCGGTACGGGCTATCAGCCTCGACCGGTTCTCCGTCTCGGTTAGCAGGGAGCGGATGCCCGGAAACTTGTCATTCGGGACGCCCCGCGCCAGTTGCTCGACGGAGTAGCCGCGCTCTAACCCGATCTGAATGACCTTGCCGATCGCCTTGTCGGTCGTTCGGTGGATCATAGCGGCCCGAACCGGAGCCTGGGCCAATACCCGTTGGACGGTCGGCAGCTTGTCAGACCAGTCGAGAGTCCCCGCGACGCCCACGTCGTTGATCGCGTCAAACGTCCGCTTGGAGACCCGCCGATATGCAGCGTCAAGAATCTTCTGCATATTCCCGGTCTCGATTTGGGGGAGCATGTCCTCGACCTCAAACGGGTACTCCTTCGCCTCCGCGGTCTGCCGCTCCATGTGACGGCCCAGGATGCCGTCGACCCGGTTCCGAATGCCGCGGAAATGCCGCAGGGTCTTGGCCGCCAGATCGTCGGCCTCCTCCTCCCGCTCCTCGATCAAACGCCGGCGGAGCATCCGCCCGCGGGGAGCGACCCGCGGAGCCTTGATCGCGGTGAGGATCGGGTGGGACTGCTCGACCGGCGCAGCATCGACCGCGACCGGGGCTGGTTGTTGCCCCTCGGCGACTTCAAAGATCGACGACGGGATGCGCCGGATCGCACCGTCAGAGACCGCGTCGAAGCCCAGAGCCTCCCGCGTCTCGTTGAGGGTCAGGATGCCGCCGGCAAACAGGGCCGTCAGGCGGGTCGTCGTCGCCACCTGATCGTCCAGGACGCCCCGCATCGCGACCCAGTCCACCGTCAGGGTTTCGTTCGTGCCGTACTCGTCGAATAGGTTCGCGTTGAAGTACCGGAGGATGCGGGAGACCATCGGCTCCAGGGTCTCGGAGTGGAACGCCAGACGGGCCTCCCGGTAGTTGCTGAAGGTCGACCGCTGAAGACCGACGTTCGCCCCGACCAGGATCGGCGGGACGCCGAACACGGCGCAGATGCGGGACTCGGTGAGGTTGTGCAGCCCGTCGAGCGACATATCCTTCGGGCTGTTACTCATCGGCTGATACTCGGCGTCGTCGTCGAGGATAGCGACCCGGTGGAAGTTGTTTATCCCGCCGAACTGAGACCGCCACCGCGACCGGATCGTCGACGCCTCCTCCTGGGAGGTCAGCCGTCGTTTGACCTTGAGGAGACCGGACGGGACGCCCGCGTTGGCGAAATACACCTTCGCAAAATCGGTCATATTGAGGTCGAGATTGACGGTGCGGGCCGCGACCTGGAGAGGCGAGAGGCCGTAGATGTCGCCGGCGGGATTCGGCAGGGCGAGGTGGCACATGTCCCGAGCCTCGACCCCGTACTCGGTGCCGCCGACCGTGTAGACGTAGCCCTCCGCGCCATAGTCGCCGGCCACGATCGTGACCCGGTCGGGACGCAGGAGGTACATGGCCGAGACCTGGTCGCCCCGGCCCCGCTCCTTGATCGCGTAGGCGTTGCCCGCCACCATCAGGAACGTGACGAGCCGCTCGATGAACGAGTACCAGTCGGTATACGGGTTCGGCTTCGTGGTCAGGTCGTAGAGTAGGCCGGTCTCGACCTCGACACTGCCGCCGTCAGTGGAGGGGGCCTGGACGTAGTACCGAGGCGAGGCCGCGGAGGTCGCCAGCTCCCGGATGCAGGCGTGAACGATCTCGTTCTTGCCGTATCCCTCGGAGGCGAAGTTCGCATAATTGACGTCAGGGTAAGACGCTTGCCCGACGTCCATGTTGAGCGGGACGGTGGTCGAGAGTTCCTGCTGCTTGCGAAACAACGTGTCCCAAATTGCCAATAGTGACCTCCTCCGGCGTTCGGGCTTGCAAAGCCACGGACACTGTGCCGGATCGGGTCACTGCTACGGACGATATCACGCCCGGTTATATCGCGTCAATCAGCCTCGTTGCGGGTCTTGCACCGGGAGCAGACGATCACCGTACCGGTCGCGGCCTTCTCCGCGAGGAGTTTCCCGCAGCCCTGGCACCGGAGTTCCTTGCACTCAGTCATTCTCGATGTCGTCCTGACC